GCTTGCCGTCACAAGCAGGCTTCAAAGCATTATTGCAAGCCTTCGTTACGGCCGCGCCTGTAACTCCTGCTTGGCGAGCAAACTCGGCCCGGCTTATCAGTTTCTTTACCATTCGTACAGTGTATCCTAGTTTTCTGAGAAAGTTAATAGTGGTAAACAAAACGCTTTTTGTGCGAGACCCGCGCGGCTGAATCAAAACGGCAGGGGGGAGGGCAGGCCTCCACAGTACCTTTTTTTTCTGAGCGGCTTCGTGGCCGCTTCGAGGCGGCTACGGTGCAGAGCAAGCGGCTTACTTGAACAGGCCGTGCTTTCGCGCTTGGAATCTCAAGGCGTCAGCATAGAACGCAGGTTGCATACGCTTGGCTTCGTTGAACGCGGGTTCAAGCCAAGGGTTCTTGGGGATCCTAACGGACCCGCTGCTCATGTCGCGCACCATGCGCAACTTAGCGCGCTTGACGCCCCCTATAACTTTGAATATACCTTTCGATTTATCTAAGTCTAAGAATACAAATTTCCTGCCTGAGCCAGCTGCTTCTTTGATCGCGACTAGGTTTCTTTGTTTCTTGCTATAGGTCTTTTTGCGCCCTTTGGATAGCTGTATTTGTGCCATTGTATTGGCTTTACGTGGCAGTCGGGTACGTGGCTGGTTGTTCATGCCTTGGCCTGCAGCGTACGATGTGGCTATGCCAACGCCCTCCTTGCCTTTCTTGGTCTTAATGGCGCCGAACTCTTGGTCTTCCATATAATCTGCTGTAGAGCCCACAACGGCCGTTTGTCTTGATATCTGTAACGTCTTGGTCTGTTCTACCCTAATACTCTGCATAGTAAATTTATTACGGTTGACCATCCTGGTTTTTATGTCCGCCTGTGATATAGCCCGGGCCGCGAATGCTGAGTCGTTCAAGGTCTTTTTAGTAGCAAAGGGAATTGAACGTTCCGCAAACTGTTTCAAATCGCTTTCGAGTTTCTTCATGTCACTAGTATTAATTTTAAACATTTTTTGTCACTCCTCTTTTTCTTATAATACCACACAGAACCAATACCCCGGACACCCCGCGTAACCGAACCGTTCGGGGTGGCTACGAACCGCTAAAACAAAGGCCTCTAGCCCTTTTACCCAATTACCCCTTACTTTATAACTTAGTAGAGTATATATAATATAGTATAGTACTGTGCCTAGCCGCTACGTAGCCGCTACGAGGCGGACACGAAAACACGACACCCGCACCCAAGGGCTGGACAGAGTTTGGCGGTACGGGGTATTCGGTTACTGACGGGTCAAAGCGAGTAATGGCGGGGGCTGTAGGCATACCCCGGACGGTTTGTGGTTTTGGGTACTTTTGGGTAAAATCCTACTTGTAGCCGCTTGTAGTCGCTTGTAGCCGCTTGTAGCCGCTTGTAGCCGCTTGTAGCCGCTTGTAGCCGCTTGTAGCCGCTTGTAGCCGCTTGTAGCCGCTACGGACAATAAAAAACCCGCTTACTTGGCGGGCTTGTTGTTATGCGCTGGTTAAATTAAATAAATGAATCTAAAAACGATAGCAATTTAGCCTTTGCAATAACTTTGCCGTTTAGCTTAAAACGAAAGGTATGGTGCGCTTTTCTAGCCGTCTGAGTAGAGTCCGCAAGTACTGCCGAACAATCTATTTTATGGCCATAGATCACAACGTCGCTTTCGTTGCTTAATGGGTGAGTACTTTCTTCCAATGCGCGTCTTTTTAATTCGTCTAATATTTTCATGTTGTATTCTCTTTGGTTATTTGCTTCGATAAGTTAACTATACGCTTTATTGACGACCCCGTCAACATAGAATAGTAATTAAACGTAAAAAAACCCGCTTACTTGGCGGGCTTTTTCGATTTTAGCGGCAATTACCGCATTGTTGCGATTCAAACGGGTCATACTTCTCGCCGTTTTCTTCGTAGCTTTTAATTTTAGAATCAATTGTGTCTTTGCGTAATAACCCTTTCGGCCCATCCGTCCTAGTTCTATTTTTTTGATAATTAAGCTCTAATACTTTTATCCGTTGAAACTCGGGCGGGTAATTGTCTCTTAGCCCTATTAAGTCTTTACCCGACATATGCGGGCAACAATAGCAACTGGATTTACCAGGGTAATACAAACCCACGCGTTCAACTGCTGGGCTTTCTTTTTCTCCTACATCCCAATCAAAAAGCGGAAAGGCTTGCACCCATTTATGCTCAGGCGCCCATTTAATGGCCCGTTCCGGCTCGTCTGCGTTAATACCTACTAATCGCAGTATAGACCCTGTGTGTGAGTCCATTTTCGACCCTTTTTTGCTTACTCCCCACGTCTCCCAGGCTTTTGGGTGATTATTAAAATATTTATCGGCTGTTTCACTTTTAAATCGTAGCGAACAGGATTTTGAGCCGAACGCGGCTGAAGGGATCGTATTGTTCTTTTCAATCATATCAATCAGGGCTAACGGATTCCCGTCTTTATCAAACTTATTAAGAACAACAATTTTAGACCAGTTTTTTGTTTCACACCATTTTTTTAGATACGTTATAAACTCGTATGTGTATGGAAACTCGCTACCAGTATCACAAAAAACTATTTCATCGGGTTCATAACCTCGTTCGTACATTTCGGCGATCATCATGACAGTATCATCGCCCATGCCGGCCATCATTATTTTAAAGCCTGTTGACGCCCAAGCCTTTTCGAAACTTGGTCTACTCTCGTACATTATCATTATTTTTTATCCTTCTCGCTTAAGTCAATTTCATACTCTTCCCGCAGCCACTTACGCTCCATGTGATCATCTATTCCTCGCCTAGTCGATGCGCTCGCTACATTGGCCGCGCTTCTGTTGCGCTCGTTGCGGGCCTCTATTTGCTTCGCTGTCGATTCGCTTACTACCTTTTTATATTGTTCTGCCATATCACCCCCCCCCCCAATTCTTTTCGCAAATCGCGTATATGAGCTTGAGCCTTCGCCTTCTTAGCGTTCGAGTGAGGGTCGTTATCGTCAAGCGCCCACCGAAGGCCACACGAACAAGCATATTCGTCGCCTTCTTGCCACGTTTTACAGATAGACATACCAAAACCCCCTAATTAGCGCGCAACGCTGTATTGTGTGCCCTGGATGAATGCGTAATAATGATCCTATACTCTCGCTGCAATACCACATATTTATTTACTCCGTTTCGTCTGGTAATTTGATCCACTCACGATGCTGAACTGAGTGTAAAAAGCGCACGGTTTCTGAATTATCAAAGGGGTTTTTTCCAAAATTAACCACCAAAGGCCCATTCCTGCCCACCTCAACGGTGCAAAACTTAGCGCTATCACAGGGCGCGTCTATGTGCTTCCACATGTAACGACCAGTAAATAGCGGCTTTGCTCGGTCCCATGGCCAAGTAAATGGCTGTTTCTTAAATATGTACGAATCAAGTGTGCGCTCATGCGTATCTAAATTACCGAGCAATAAATACGCTTCGGCAATAGCTCGGTCGTTTGCTAGTTTAAACTCTTGTAACTCTGCAAGTGTTAATTTATCAAATGCGTTCATGTTATTTACTCCGGTTGTTTTTGCTTCGATGGGTTAACTATACGCTCTATTGACGGCATCGTCAACATAAAATAGTAATTAATTTTTAAGCGTCGTTAAATGCCACGAATCGCAGTGACGGCAGTCGTAAGCGCGCAGCTTGCGCCCCGATTTCTTGCTGCGCCCGAGTTTCTTTGTGTAGTACTTGCGCTGACTGCCTATGTATACTGCATGGTCTAGCGCGTCGCTTTTAGTTGGGAATGGTATCTTTTGGCACATATCATTTTACCTTAAAAACCTCCGCAGCGTTACCAGCGGGTACTATCTGGGCGCCCTGCGCTTCTTGATACAGTCGCGCCACTTCCGCAGCGCCTTGAATGTTGCAGTTTATGTGACCTTTACGCACAAAGAGGCGCGGCTTTTTATTATCATCCATGGGTATGGGATTATTAACGCGCCCGTCAATTAGCGCTGGATGCCACACGTAGCCGAGTGATCCCAATAGGTCTTTACGCCTGTTATGTGGAATTGTACGCGTGGCATGTATGGCGTATAGCAGGCGCTCAACGGCCACAGAGGAAACCCAGCCACCTGCAAAACCTGGCCGCCCTTCTTCAATGGCTTCTAATATTTCTTGCTCAACACCACCCAAGGACGCGAATATAGCTTCGTCTGTGCTAGAAGTCTGCGGCGCTCTATGGCATGCACCCGCTGGGTTTAATTCGGCAGGTATAGCGTAATCCGCTAGGTAATTAGCGACAATCGCATAGCCGTCACCTTTCAACCAATTGTATATGTCTGGGAAATACGACCCGTCCATCCCATCCCGTATTATGTCCGTATCGATTTGTTGAGCGCTATAGAAAACACAAAAGCGACGGTCGTTTCTGGTCTTGCGTATGCCATCTTTGTAGTTGCTGTTTAGTATAAAATTAGCGAAGTTGTCACCCATTACCTGGCCGGCCTGCATAGCACGCATCGCAAGCCTATCATTTGTGATCATTGGCTTAAGTACTTCGATTATCTCTTTTTTATGATCAGGTACATAAACGTCTTCTATACCGATGAACAATTTATTAAATAACCACTCGTTAAACTTCTCCGCCATTTCACTGGCCAACGGCAAATGTGTGTACTTATCGCCAATAGCGAAGGCAACGCAACGCGTAAACAGCGTTTTACCGTTGCCCTCCACGCCCTGTATGAGTGGCGCCCATTGAAATTTGACGCCTTTGTGTTGTATGCACGCGGCCATATATGCCAATAAAATCGTTTGGTCCCTTTTATCTGGTATCACTTTTGCCAGGTGAGCCAAAAATGGCGTAACGTCCCCGTCGAGTTGTTTGGTTTTAACAGGTAAATACGCGTTGAGCAATAGCCTACCTTCCTCTTTAACCAATGCGCCCGGCGCTTCTAGCGGTCGAAATGCCATGGCTTCGGCTTTTGGATATCTTACGATTTGAGACTCTGTGAACGCTTCCCAAGCCTTGCGAGTGACTTTATCCCCACCATCGTCCAGTTGAAAAGTATAGCCCCCATACGTAGCGTTAAATTGCTCAGTTTTAAGCAAGGCGCCGTTAGGTGTGAAAACTTTGTGTAATTGTTGTATATAGACACACCCTTTGAAATACTCTACTTGCTGAGTCGCGCCTAGATATTGATAACCCGATAATATTTCTATCTCGGTTTTACTCTCTGCAAGTGGTGCGGCTGCGCTCTCAATAGGTGTTAACGTTTTACGCAATTCTTCGGTGGTTTTGTCTTTGTTATCTAGCCAGAATTTGGCAGTAGGCACTTTGCAAAACATTTCTATTAATTCTACTTCGCCTAAGCATTCTTGTAACTTTTGCGCTCTGACGTTGACAGCGTAGTCTCTTTGTGGGTCACTGTTGGCGCGTAGTTTTACAGCGCCAAATTGTTGCGCTATAGCGTCATCTACTTGCTGGACTGAGTAAACAACGTCTTGCAACGATACGGCCCGCGTTATGGTCCTCATAAGGTAATCTTCGCGGTCCCATTTGTCGCGCACCATGGCCGACATTTCCATTAGCTTTTGAATGCGTTCGCAATTGTTACCCGTCCAGAATGCTAGGTGCTGAGCGAGCGCTGCGTCAGCACTACTGCCGTCATAAGCGCGCTGACCTTCTATGTCTGGATATGCTTTTCCGAGGGCGTCCTCGTCACATTCCCATAAGTGTTTGAATGTTGCTTTGTCGCCAAAAATAGCACCACCGCCGCCCGTCTTAAGCGCGCGTTCGATAAGTTCGTCGTCGTCGTCTGTACCCGTCCAACTTTCCACCGGTTCGGTAGTCCATTCTTGATCCTTAGTTGCTGATTTGGGCGCAAAATAAGTATCTATAACATTGCGTAAATGCGCAGAGTGGTCATAACCGGCGGAACCAATAGTATTATCACCTGTTAAGGCAACGAATCGGCCTTCTGTGTAGAGCTCTAAGCCTAGCGGTATGTTTTTACATGAGTGCTTGGGTGGCGCGCCTGAGTATTGGCTAAATATGTGCAACCCACGGCCCGATTGGGACACCTCAACCGCTGCGCTAGGCAAACGCGCTAATATATCCATTGCAACGCTAGACCAGGTTATATTGTCCGCGTTTAAACATTTATCTAAGTCCACAAAGAAAAAAGGGTCATTAGCGGTAAATAGGAAGCCGACGCCATACTCAGGTCCGCAAAGCGCAGCCATTGCGATGGCACTGCCGACGTCTGTCGTACTGCTTGATTCTTTTTGCCAGTCAGCGCCTTTCGGGTAAGACAGGCATGTATGCGGGCTTATGGGAAACTTTTTATTGCTTTTAGTATCCTCATCCCAAACTAACTTATATAAGCAAAACTGCTTATACGCTGCCAAGGGCTGCAGCGCTTCGGGTAAATGTTGCATATAACGCCCCTAGTAATTAGCTAATAGTTTAATCGCTTTTTCCTTCAATTCGGGGTCCGCTTTTTTAGCGTGTTCGTCCCCGTTAGCTAGCCCTTGCGCTATTACTTCGGTAATGCCTTGTTTGATGGCCCGACGCATAATAGCGGTCTTAAGCTGTCCCATCGTGCCAAAATACCGTGTGACTAGTCCCATAGAAACCCCCGCAGATTCGGCCACCTTATCGCGCGTTATGCGTGTATAACCCACCTGTTTAGATAGCAACAACGCTATGTTAAGAATGTGGTCTTTACGTAGCGCCGGATTAGCACGCGTTTTACTGACTGAATAAGAAAATTCCGGTATGTTTTCAAGCTTTAACTCTTCGACAAAATCGGAGAAATTACAGCCCATGATATGCGGGAATGAGCCGTCTGGTATACCCGAGCGCTCACACAATTGGCGGCGGGATAAATTGATTAAACCCTCACCTTTGACCATGCAAACCGCTACTTTTTTAACTTCATCACGTTGATTCATTTGTAAGCTTCCTGGTTATTATCGGGTCAATATTAACGCTTAGTGACGCAGCCGTCAACACACAATATAAAATCACTGAATATGACTCTATCATCGGCTTGGCCATAGATTAGGGTTTTCTTTGAGCGCGGCAGATCAGGCGGGCCCATAACGAAGACCACAGCGTCAAGCGTAGCGAAGCCGGAGTCTTTCGACGCCCCGGTGCTTTGCTTATTAGCGTTTTTGAATGGTGTTACGTAGATCATTGTAAGGCTCCAATACAGTTATATTGTTTTGTTTACATTTCGCGACCATGTCCGCAGTCCCGCCGCCGCCCGGCATAGCTAAACAATAGTCGGGTTTTAACAGCAACATAGCGGAATTACGGAGGCCACCCGCCGCTTTATGATAGTTCGTCCATAGCGCCGGGACTTCGGCCCAATGCACCCCGTTTTCTAAGGCACATCCGCGCGCTAAGCTGTCCGCGCCTCTTGCCCCGCCTTCAATTATAATTTCAGGCGAAAAAGAGAGCTCACGCATAGCCGCGCACAATGCCTCGTAATCATTAAAGAAGCGGCCACCACACACTGACAAGATCATAACGTACCCTCACTATTAGCAAACGCCGCATCGCCACCCAATGAGGCGACTAGATTTAAAAAATTGAGCTGGGCTAACTCTCTATCCGTTCCTGAGTAGGCCCACACTGACTCTTTAACCTCTCTCGCTATAAACTGGCCGACTATAGAGCCTACGTGATTTTGAGTTATTAACAGGCGCCTAATTCCTATTAAATCGCTTGACTTTAACACCTCATTCATTTGTTTAGACTCATTACAAAGACCGTACCGGAAAAAGCTACCATCTTCGGTATAGGTCCCGCCGACATTATTACGCCATAGCCGGCAGCCTTTGCTACTTGCTTCGATGCGTATCTGTGATTGTACCGCGCTTTCGCTTCGACCCTCTTGTCGTTCCGGGTCGGTTTTAGCCATGCCAAACTCGCGGCGTAAGTCCTCAACCGCAGCCATGGGAACGCCCCATTTTATTGACCATTGTAGTAGATTCATAAAACGCCCTGCCGCTTATCGCGACCGTAAGCCCTGGTCAATTGCTCAGTCGTGCCGTCACTATAGTAAAACGTCCATTGCTTAACGGCCTCGTCGGGAAAATAGGAGGCTTTTTCGTCAAAGCAAACCCGCTGCGTTTCGTTGTCGCCTAGTAACCACGATAAGGGGGCGCGTCTAACGTATTCGTGCATCATGCGCCTCGCTAACTGTCGGTTAGGCTCTAAAAACCGCCGCGCCAGCCCTAGTTCTTTTGCGCTTTCGTCTAAGTCAATCATTTTAAACACCTCTTTCTATTTGTTCGTTAATTTTATCGGTTAGCTCTGCAGCGTCCCCGGCGTAAAGTTTCTGAGCCGTCAATACATCGACGCCAAACTTAAAATAAAACCGTCTGAAACTCTCGCTGTCGGGGCGACCTGCCGCCCGTTGATGCCCAGCCCACCAGCTCATTGCTTCTTGTAATATAAGCTGAGCGGGTTGTCTATCAATGTGGTCTTGAATTTCAATTTCCTGTTTAGCAACGAACCGCTTAACGTTAGCTAATTGATTAATTAACGGTACGTGTTTGCTGACTAATTCTTGTCTATAATCCTCTTTATCGGCCAGTGAATTTTTAAAATCATCAACACTTATGCTGACGCTATTAACCTCGCCACGCATAGCGGCCAGAACTTCTGCGTCTAACTCTACCAGGTCGCCGTCGACCGCCTGAATACTTTTACGCGATACGGGCTCGTTTTTATCACCACACACAGGGCAAACGGTATGTATCCTAGCGTAGACAGCGTCACAAATGATCCCCGTTGCTTCGTTCATAATTAAACACGTGCGCGTTGGGATAGTATCCGAGTCTAACGAGCTGCCTTTCTTATCCCGCCTATCCAGCGTCCATTCTCGGCGCGCATCGGGCAGACCGTGTCGCTGTACATTGCCAACATGATCAATTATAAGGGCAAACTTTTTACCCTGTAACAAGCGCAAAGCACGGCCGAACTGCTGCACGTAAAGCGCGTATGATTCCGTGGCCCTGCCCATACTAACAACCTCAATAGCCGGAACATCAACGCCTTCGCCGAGCAAATCGACGTTAACAATCTGCATTAGCTCGCGTCGTTTAAACCGCTGCATTATAGCGATCCGTTCCTCGTTTGGCGTATCGGCGCTAATAGCCGCTGCAGGCACGCCCGCCGCGTTAAACTTTGCGGCTATCTCAATGGCGGTTTCTACGCTGTCAGTAAACGTGATCCCTAATTTACCCGGCGATATGCGCAAGTAATGCTTAACAATGTCGCCTGTTATTTGTGACTTACGCCCCGCCGCTTTTAGCTTAACATGCCCGAAGTCTCCCGCTGTTCCGATGGCATCAGCGCCCGGACGCACAAAATCGCTTGGCGGTGCAAAAACACGGTATTCGGTTAAATACCCCATGTTTATTAATTCGCGTGCGCTAGGACCCACGATCATGACATCAAACAACCCGTCCACATGACGCCCGAGCCCTTTACCGTCAGCACGCAAGGGCGTAGCAGTAACGCCTAGCCCCCTAGCGTTCGGGAACATAGCAAACGCTGTACCCCATTTATTGGCTTTTAGTACGTGGTGCGCTTCGTCTTGTACGCATAAAGTGACAGAGTTAAGCCAGGCGCCAAGCTCTTTAGTGCGACGGACTAAAGTATCAACACCCGCTACAGCACAATTGGAATTAGGGTCATAATAGCTGGCGCCAAGTTCCATCATGTGCAAATTAACACATAATTTAACCACAGACTTAGGGCCTATTATGCGGTGACGAACTTTGTCGCGTGCTAGCGCTAGCGAGATCTGGCTTACTAATTCTTGACGGTGCGCAATAGCACAACTTGGCCCGATGTGGTCGTGAATGATATCGGAGAATACAACGGTTTTACCGGCCCCTGTTGGCAGCACTGCGAGCACATTAGTCGCCCCGCGTTGCCAAGCGTCATATATATCGTTTTTAGCTTTCGCCTGGTACGGCCGTAAATGCTGTGACCGTCCGGCGACTGCTATCGCTAAGCGTGTCTGTACGGGTATCATTATTTAACTTCGCCCCATTTACGGCCCGCTTTGATGTGCGATATCAATGAATAGTGCACATTAAATTGGATCGCTATATCCCTTTGCTTTCTTCCCTCTAACAACTGTTTTTTGATTTCCCTAACCTGCTCATTAGTAAGTAAAGACAGCCTATTAGCCTCACCCGTGGGCGTAACGGACAAGCCAGTTTCACGTGCATGTCTATTGTTTTCAGCGGAAGTAACCCATTGTAGGTTGGAGTGGTTATTGTTTTGCTTATCGCCATCCATGTGATTGACGAAGGGCTTATTTAACGGATTCGATATAAACGTATTAGCTACTAGTCTATGAACGTACGAATTCTTTTGAAACCCGTTTTCTCTAAAAGCTAAATACACGTATCCATCCTTATTTATGGAAGCCTTACGAATAAAATCAGTAAATTTGCGGCCTCCTAAAGTTATTTCTTTTTGCCTAACTTGGCCCCGCCTATTAATTTCTGCTGCAGGGCCTATGACATTCAATTTTGTCCACTCAGTCACGATCGCCTCCTTAAAAAATATATGATTATAGTGTTGACAGGTCAAAAATATAACGCTAATCTCTTTAACTGTCAACAACTAAACAGGATTTAAAAAACATGAAATCAATTAGTATCACAATACCATTAACGCACTCGGCATTAACCCGCGCATCGGATATGCTGCACGGACTGGCGATAGACGTAAGTAAAGAACCCGTTCAGAACAACGAAGAACCCGCCCCTATGTTTAGCGACGCGGAGATAGAAGAGTCAACGTACCACGCTAATAACGCATCCGAAGGTCGGACTGCTTGGCAAGACCACATAGACGAAAAAGCCAAGGCCTCGGAGGTATTCGCCAGCCCAAAAACGGGGTCTGCGCTTACTGTTACGGATACAAATTCTTCTACGGGGAAATTGGTCCGTGTCGATGTATCTGGCCCGGGGGTATTTGCTGACCCAAAGGCGGCCGGTGCGCCTGTTGCGGAAGTGCCACAAGCCACAAAATCGACGCAGCCACATGTGATTGATGCAACGGAAACGACCCCGGAGAATGTGGATTCTGCAAAGGAAGCGGGCGCGGTGTTATCTGGGGTTGAATTGGCCGACGGTTTGCCGTGGGACCATAGAATACATGGAGGAGGGCGAACTAAATTAGCCAAAGCGCCGCACGGTTGGAAAAGAAAGCGCGGAATTGACCCTGACTTCATTATAGAGGTCGAAGCGGAATTACGCGCGGCCATGGCTGTGGGCACTGCACCAGCACCAGCACCAGTACCGAGTTCGACCTCCGAGCCTCAAGCGCTACCTGTGGACTTTACAAAGCTATCACCAGCACCAGCACCAGCACCAGCACCAGCCGAAATAACTAACTTTGCGGCGCTAATGGCGGCTTGTACTGCTAAGGGTTTAACGTCTGAGCAAGTACTTGCGGCCGTGAATGCTATCGGGCTGGGCTCAATACCATTGCTAGCCGCACGCCCGGACCTAATACCTGCTGTTGCGCATAATCTGGGGCTATAGTATGGAACATTCCATTTTACCGCCGTCCTCGGCGCATATTTGGGGTAAACCCGACGGCTGCACGGGCTGGGTGCAAATGGCCCAAACTTACCCCGACATTGAAGAATCCGTCGAGTCTCGCGAGGGAACTGCGGCACATGAGATAGGCGCGCAGCTAATAACGGACGCGAAAACTAACCGAGTGCAAAACCATTCTGCAAGCGATTGGGTTGGGATCACAGCATCAAACGGCGTATTATTTACAGAAGAGATGTTCGACTCTGCTAAGGAATACGCCGACGACGTTATCAGCGTTATGCGCAAGACGGGCATATTCGGGGGCGAGCATTTACGCATAGAACAGCGCGTCGAAATCCCAAAGGTGCACGAAATTAACTGGGGTACGCCTGACTGTTGTATTTATCACGCCGCCGGGAATGCACTTTATTTGTGGGATTTTAAGCACGGTTTTGAGGTTGTCGAGGCATTTGAAAACTGGCAGGGACTTGACTATTTGGCCGGAATAATCGATTTACTCGGGATAGATGGCCACATAGACCAAGTAACAACAGTGCATCTTCGCATAGCCCAGCCAAGAGCATTTCACCGTGAGGGAACAATTCGCGAGTGGGTGATAACTGCCAGCGACTTACGCGCTTATTTTAATACGCTTAATGCTAATGCTCACGAAGCGATAGGGCCAAACGCTAAGTTTCGCACGGGTAGCCATTGCAAATATTGCACGGGTCGCCACGCTTGCCCGGCTGCTTTAAAAGCGGGGCTAGGCATGTACGAAGCGGTTAGCAAACCCGTACCAGTAGAATTGTCGCCCGAGGCGCTTGGATTGCAATTGTCGATTGTTAAGCGCGCACGAAAACAGCTCGAGTATTTAGAGTCTGGATTCGAAACGCAAGCAAGCGCACTGATAAAAAAGGGCGTTATGGTTCTGGGCTGGTCTGTTGAACAAAAAATAGGCCGTCAAAAGTGGGACAAGCCAGTCGAAGAGGTTATCGCGCTTGGCTATATGCTTAATTTAGATTTACGTAAACCGCTTGACGCAATAACGCCGATACAAGCTAAAAAATTGGGTGTTGACGATGCCGTCATCATGGCATATAGTATACACCCTAGAACCGGGCTAGCAATAGTGCCTGATAATGGAAACAAGGCAAAAGAGGTATTTAAAAAATGACATCAATTACGAATATACTAACTCCCGTCGGTCGCTTGGTACAGGGCGACTGCTTCGAAGCACAAACCAAGGACGCCGAGGGCAACCCGTTAACTATTAAATTTGGCCCTAACGCTGGCCAGCCCAGAGTCGATTTTTACATGGGAATTGCTATTCCTAAAACTGATCCCGGCTGGGCCGAAACATGGGGCTTGATACACGGGGTTGCCCGTGCGTCCGCGCCGTCACTTTTTGACGCTGCAGGGAATTGTATTAGCCCGAAATTTGCGTTTAAAATAATTGACGGCGATAGCGTAGTACCTAATACAAAGGGTAAAAAGCCCTGTGAGCGCGAAGGTTTTCCGGGGCATTGGATCATGAACTTTAGCGGCGGGTTTGCGCCTAAGTGCTACACTGCGGGAGGCGCTACACTAATAAATGACCCCGTTATGCTAAAGCGTGGTTATTATATCCGCATTTATGGAAGCGTGAAGGGTAACGGATCACAGCAACAGCCCGGCATATTCTTAAATCACACTATGGTTGAATTAGTCGGCTACGGTGAAGAAATTGTCATTGGTCAAAGCGGCGACGCTGTGTTCGGTGCGTCACCCGCCGCAGCACTGCCGCCCGGTGCAAGCGTTACGCCTTTAGCCGGTTCCGCACCGTTAGCTCAAGGCCCTGCGATGGCTCCGCCCGCTCAAGGCCCTGCGATGGCTCCGCCCGCTCAAGGTCCAGCACAAGCC